GGTAAGGAGAGGAAAATGCGGTGGCAACTTTTTCAGGATGGAGGAAGGTAAAATGGCTGATGGACTTTTTTATTTGGATACACGGGAGCCGCATTTAGTTACGGATATAAGCGCGGTGACAATGGCGGCGACAGCTAAGGCGCTGTATCCCGCAGCAGCTTTCCCGGTATTGGGGGGGCAGTATTTCAACAGGCCGGGGAAAGCATTGAAAATAAGTCTCTGGCTGAAAATGATACTCGCTCTTACCCCCGGCAACTTCTCATTCAACGTGCACTGGGGCACCGGAGCGGATGCTAACGGAACCCTGATCTGCACGGCAGGCACGCCTGTTGCGCTTAACGCAAGCGTGACGAAATGCGGATTTGCGGAGTTTGTCATACGCTGTCTGACGACGGGAACCGCGGGGACGCTTCAATGTACCGGAATCGCGTGGTTCGATCATTTATTGATCGCCAACACTTTACAGCCGATCATGGTTCCGACTGCAGGTGCGGTGGCGTCGGCGGCGCTTGATCTTACGGCGGCGCTTATCCCATCCGTTCAGGTGTTGCAGTCCGGTACGGTAGGCACGATCCAAGTCCAAGAGTTGAAAGTGGTTGCGTTGAACTAAAATGTTAACTAATCCGACATTAAAAGGCGGGCCGATTATCTGGCCATTAAAAAACAGGATGTTTCATCCTGTATTCTTGCAACAACGCCCATGCTGGACGGGATGGAGGCCGATTCCGAAGGTGGTCATAAATCTCCCGTGGAATGCAGTAGGGCATCCAATGCTAAAGGATCTAAAAGTAGAGCCAACCGTCGTTCACCAGCTTTTACCGTATCCGCCAACCCGTTTCACTATCAGCGGGATAACGAAGGATGAAACCGGGGCTGCTGTGGCAGGATTCACCGTTTACCTGTTTGCGATGGTGAACGGAGTTCCCGTTCTGAGGGACAGGACCATATCTGGCGCAAACGGCGTGTACTCGTTTGCCGTCAACCCGTCGGATAATTATTGGATTGTCGATTATAAGTCCGGATCGCCGGACAAGGCCGGAGCAACATTTAATATGCTCGCAGGGGTTCTATCATAATGCCCGAAATCTTCTCATATCCAGGGGAAGTAAATCCGACCGACGTTAAGGCGTCAGATCCAACGGTATTGCGCGGGGGAGCGGCTGCATTGAATTGCGCCCTTGCCGTCACGGAAGCCGTTGATGCCGGGGCGTTTGCCGCAAGTGCGTTCATTGCCGCCGCGCTCGCCAAAACAGAAGGGATTGATACCATATCGGTCTCCGCGAAAGTCGTCAGTGCAATGTCCTGCGCCGTCACGGATGCGCCGGATGTACTGGCGCTCTCGGCAAAAGCAATCGAAGCGGCCAGCCTTTCCGTGACCGAGGTAAAAGACGCACCGGCGCTATCAGGAGCGACGGTTATCATCGGCGCATTGGCGGCTGCGGAAAATAAAGACATGGGCGCCGTACAGGCTCAAGCCCTGCTTAATTCCGCCCTGGCAGCCACGGAAGAAAATCATGACAGCGCCGCTCTTTCTGCCGCCGTCATAGTTGCTGCGGAGAAGGTTGCGCAGGAGTTGCCCGATCAGGTGGTATTTCTGGAAGAACATGAAGCAGGGGCGGAACCCGATGTAAATTTCGTTCTCGATGTTACAGACGCCCCGGATAACGCAGCAATACAGGCGATAGCAGAGGCCATGCAGCAACCGGCACCACGCTATGCTGGTGGTTACGGTGGAGTGCGGCAGATTCGTCCGCAATTAATAAAAAAACCTTCCGAGACAAGGCTTGCGATTACGGAAACGCAGGACAGTGCCGTAATGCGCATGGATGCTGTGCGATTAGCTGTGGCCGTGGTGTCGATTCAGGAGGCAAAAGATGAATCGGCAATCGCGATATTAAGTTTTGATAAGGAAAGCGTTTTAAAATTTCGGCGGCGGTACGAGCAGGATGAAATTACAACTCTATTGATGGCCGCATAAGGGCAAATGGCGGCGTCTAAAGAAAAAGCATTTCCCGGCTTCGCTGAAAGCTTCGCCGCGGCAAGCAGGCAAGGGTAATATGGCATCTAAAGAAAAAAGATTTCAGCGCAAAGTTAAAAGTTTGATTGCGCAGGCCGAGCAGCTTGAGGATGCGGGGGTTAAGCGGGTGATTGCACTGCTGTCGGATGCCCGCAAAGAGGTCGCGGCGACGGTGGCTTCGACCGAGTGGCAGGCATATTATTTGCCGCAGATGAAGGCGGCCATCGAGCGCGCCCTGGGCGAATTCGGCCGTAAATACGGGGTAGAAATGCGCGAGATGCAGCGCCAATTCTGGGAAAAGGGCGTGGAAATGACCGATTTGCCATTGCGCGAGGTCGGGATCTTTACAGCGATTCCGGAAATCGATACCGCGGCTCTGGCGATTTTGCAGGGGTATTCGTCGGATCTGGTGACGGGGTTGACCCAGAGCGCCATTAAAAAAATCAATACCGAGCTGACCCTGGGACTGATGGGCCAGAAATCGCCCTATGATGTGATGGGCGCGATCGGCCGCAACCTGAAAGACAAATCGGTGTTTCGCAGCATCGAAGCGCGGGCCGAGACCATCGTGCGCACCGAGGCCGGCCGGGTATTGGAAGCCTCCGGCCAGGCCCGCAAAGAGGCCGCAGCCAGGGTAGTTCCGGGGTTGCAAAAGCAGTGGTATTACGGGCATTCGCCCAGGATGCCGAGGCTGGATCATATGGCGGCCAACGGGCAGATCCGAGACGTGGATAAACCCTTTGACGTAGGCGGAGAAAAATTAATGTATCCAAAAGATCCGGCCGGATCAGCACAAAATACAATCCGCTGCGGGTGCACCAGCATCCCGTATCATCCCAGGTGGGAGGAGATAGCAGGGGATGCGCAGCGGCTGGCGGCGGGGCTTTGAAACTGGAGTTAGGCTGTAGACTGTAGACTATTAGGCTATTAGCAAACAACAACTAAATCATAGGAGGGAACATGGCGGAAGAAAAAGAAGTAAAGAAAACGGAGAAAAAAGGTTTGCTGGAAATGGCCTGCGAGGCTTATGGGATCGCAAAGCAATTTCTGCTTTCCAGCAAGATTTATGCCAACGGCGAAGTAGTGCTCGTCACCCACGGCGGGGCGAAAGTGCGCTGGCGCGAGGGCGATAAGGTTGAGCCACTGCACTCTATCCGCGTTACCGGCATCAACCCGGAGGCCAAAAAAAGAAAGCCGATCACCGGCACCGGCAAGGTCAAGGAAGATAAAAAGCCGGTAAAGGAAGGTGCCGTTTGAAACCTGAATGGTACGTGCCCGTCGAGATGAGAAGCCAACAGGATCTGTCGTTTTCCGATGTGCGGTCGATGCTGTGGGACGCGGTGCGGACAAGGTTCGGCGAAGGGGCCGAGCTGTGCAGCGATGGCATTTTCTTTTCATACGTGATTTTCAGCCGGGACGGAAAATTCTACCGCATCGGTTACATGATTGTTGATGGCGCGGTCAAGCTGGCCGATGCCGAGAGCGCAGTCGAAAAGAAATGGGTAGAGATCCGCAGCGCCCAGGCCGAGAGCGAGGAGACCGCCGAAATGCGCGTTATCCTGGACGCACCCAAAGATCCGGAGGGCCTGGCCTGGGAAGTCACGATCATCCAGCCCGGATTCACCAAACACAGCAAAATACCCTGGTTTTTCCCGGACGAGGTTCTACGGGCCGATGCGGCCATATTCGAGGGCGCCGACGTGAACCTGTATGATTTGCCCGCCAATGGCGCCACGCACGTGCCGGACAATATCGTCGATGTCAAACCCTACCTGGTTAAAAGCAAAACCGGCTGGATCGATACGGTGCGGCATGTGGCCGGCGAGGGTGTCAAAGGTGTGCTGCATCTTCTGGACAGCTTTGCCTGGCTGGGCAAAAACATGCTCAGGGCGGCTAAAGACGGTCTGGCATTGCCGTATGGCCTGTCGATCGATTTTCCCGCGCGTGCATCTCTGGGAGAGATCGAGGGTAAAACCGCTGTAATTGTCAAAAAGATCGTCGGCGCCGGCAGCGTCGATATAGTATCCCGCCCGGCTGCGGGCGGTAAATTCATCAGGGCGATTGCCGCCCTAAACGATTCGGCTTCGGACGCCGAGACAATCCGGCTTCGCTCTGCGAGCTACGCCGCGACAAGGGAGGAAAAGATTATGGACAAAAAAGCATTATGGGATTTTATCATGCGCATACGCGCGGATCTGCTCGCGGGCAAGGCCTTCGAGACGATCGAGGAAAAGGAATTGCGGGCCATCATGGACACGATGGAACCCGTCTCCGCAACAGCTATGCCGGGCAAGCCCAATGACGGCGACCAGGTCAAGCTGCTGCGCTGCGAGATGGCCCTGGATCGAGAGCTTGTAAAATCGGAGCTGCCCGAAAAGGTGCAGGCCAAATTGCGCAATCTATTTGGCGGCAAGGTTTTCGAGACCGAGCAACTCACCCGGGTGATTGCCGACGAAAAGGACATCCTGGCCGATTATGAAAAAACACTGAGATCGGATGAGCCGATTCCGGGCAGCGGCATCCGCATGGGTCTTGGAACGCTGGCACGGGCGCAGATGGCAATCGATCGCACTTTTGGATTGACCCAGGAGGACATGCAGGTATGCGCGCGCATGACGCGCCTGGACAATCAGCCGTTTTTTGATGATCGGATCTTGAGATCCAGGCAGGACCTGGAAGAGTTCAAAGATGTACCGGCATTTGCGGGCTTAAGGGACATTTATGCATTTTTCACCGGGGACCCGGAAGTCTCCGGCCGGTTTAACCGCAAAAATCTTTCGCCGGAGCTGCGCGCCAGTATGGACATCAACAGCGCCACGTTTACCTATGTCCTCGGTAATACCCTGGCCCGGCGGCTGGTAAAGGATTACAATGCCACGAACTTCCTGGAGAATCTGCTGATCTCCATCCGCAAGCCGGTCAAAGATTTCCGCCAGCAGGAAGCTGTGTTGGTGGGATACTTCGGCAACCTCGATACGGTCGATCCGGAGGCCAAAGATTATGATGAGATCGCGGCAGTCACCGACGAGGAATCCACCTACACGCTCGGCCAGAAGGGCAACATACTGACGATCACCAGAAAGACCATCATCAATGACGATATCTCTCTGGTCCAGCGCCTGGTGAGCAGGCTGGGCCGCGCGGCCCGGCGGACCCATGCCGAATATGTCTGGGCGTTTTTCATCGACAATGCCAATTGTTCGGACGCCACGGCCTGGTTTACCGGTGGACACGGCAACCTGGGAGCGACGGCGCTGTCGCATGCGACCGCCAATATCGCCTATATCGCCCTGGCCAAGATGACCGAAAAGGATAGCGGCAAACGCATCGGGCTGCTGGATGACCCCAGCGTGAAACCCGTGCTGGTGTATCCGCCGGACCTGATTGCCACGGCCAAGGAAATCGTCGATGCGGATCATTATTTTTCCGCCAACGACTTGACCACCAAGATCGGCAATCCATTGTTCGGTCGTGTGCGGGGCGAGATGGTTTCGCTGTTTACCGACCCCAACGACTGGGGCCTGCTGATGCCGCCGGATGTGGCTGACATGGTGGAGATGGGTTATCTGAACGGCCGCCAGGAGCCGGAAATGTTCGTAGCCGATGCGCCCCAGGCCGAGCAGGTTTTTGTGGCCGACAAAATCCGCCACAAGATCCGCCATGAGTATGCCGGGGCCGTGATCGAATACGTGAGCGGCTACAAGGCGGTGGTGGCGTAATTGAAAGAGGCTGTAGGCTGAAGGCTGTTAGCTAATAGCCTACTGGCTAACAGACTAAACAGTGACGATTAAATTTCAAGAAAGGAGCAAAAACATGAAGCGATTTTTTAATATCAAGAAAATCGGGTTAATGGCGATAACGCTGGCCATGCTGCTGGTGATATGCCTGGCCGCACCGCAGGCGTTTGCGGCGGAAGTGTGGCAGCAGAAATTTGAGCGCTGGTCGGCCGTGGCCGGCGAGACCCTGGCGATCGGCGACGTGGTATGCATCAAGGCGGCTGACAGCCAGGCATACAAAGCTGATGCCAATGACAGCAGCCTGCGGCCGGCCGTGGGCGTGATCGGCAAAGGCGGCTTGGTAAATACCACGGTGGAGATTATTTCATCCGGCATTCTGGCGGGCCAGACCGCCATGAGCCCCGGATACCGGTTATTTTTGAGCGAGACTGCCGGCGCGTTTACGCAAACCGGACCGACCAATGCGCAGTGTCTCGGCTGGGTTTTGCCGGGCGCAACGGATACAGCCACATCCACAATCTATTTTATTCGAGTGATGCCTGGACCATCGGCTGGAGCCGCGTATTAGATGATCGAGAATCCACCGGTATTTTGGCGTTATATTTTGCTTGCTGCCCTGCCGGGGCTGATGTTTGGCATTATCCCGGCAGCCGGCGGCACGGACGCCTGTTTTTCCTGGCAGATCATTGCGATCTGGCTGGCCGGGGTGGTTTTATGCCTGTGGCTGCAATTCTGGTGGCTGCGGATATTTTTCGTGCTGGCCCTGGTCCAGATAATCGCACATGGCCCGGTTATGACGGCATATATGGACCTGCTGATGATCGCCATTTTTCTGGCGGCGATCCAGGGATTTGCGTCCCTTAATCCGGAGCGGATCATGGATATGATGTGCGCAGCGGCGCTGCTGCTGTGCGGCTGGGGTCTATTGCAATACAAGGGCATGGTCAGTACCGGCGGCCTGGGCTCGGCAGGTTTTGGACCGTTCAACATCGATGCAGGGAGCTGCTTTCTGGCAATGTGTCTGCCGGCATTTTGGCGCAAAAAAGTCTGGCCCGGGACAATTGCGGTAGTTTTAGGGTTGTTTGCCTGCCATGCCACCACCGGTTTTCTGGCGGCATTGGCGGCGACGGCAACTTTTGCCGCTATCCGGCTGCGACTTTATGGGCGCATCGCATGCGGTATTGGGCTGCTGCTGGCGGCGCTGATCTTTTTCCGGTGGGTCGATCCGGCTAGCGATATTCTTACCAATCCCCGCTGGCCAGCCTGGCAGCGGGTGATCCAATCCTATCAGAGCGCGCCCCTGGGCCGCGGATTGGGATCATTTGGCGACATTTTCCCGCGCCTGACTGCCGGCGATGCCCGGCTGCATCAGACCGATGGGGAAAATATTATCGGGCCTGTATGGCAGCATGCGCATAACGACTACCTGCAGACCGGGTTTGAAATGGGGCTGCCAACCCTGGCGCTGATTATCGCATACCTGACCTGGGTTTTTTATGCCGGCGTCAAAATCCGCAGCGCGGCCCTGCCGGGGATTGCGGCGGCGGCCGTGGGTGCGGCCGGATTCCATATTTTCCATATCGCGCCAACGGCATTGCTGGGCTGTGCCTGGCTGGGATTATGGCATGCAGAATGCGTGAGCGGCCATAGAAAGGACGAAAGATGAAAGGCATGTCTTATATCGTTATGACCAAAAATCGCCTGATAGGCGTTATCCTGGCTATTTTGGCGGTTATTCTGATGCTGCATTCGGATTGCGGCGCCGATGACCGTAAAACGCGGGTGGTTACTTTCCTGGCGTCCGGGACGGTGACAGCCTCCACGACCTATTCAAGCGGGTTTGAGGTTTCGGCCTATGCCGAGGGGCAGATCCTGGTCAACGTGACCGCCGAGGGCGGGACCTCGACGATCGACATCACGGTACAGACCAGCGATGACAATACGACCTATTATGACCATACGACCTGCGCCCAGATCACGGCCACGGGGCAGTATCGCTATGCCGCGACCAATTTCGGCAAGTACATGCGGCTGAAATATGTCGTGGGCGGCACGTCGTTTACTTTTGCGGTGGCGGGGGTATTCAAAAATTGATGACACGACAGGATTACATAGCGGCGGTCGGGCAACTGGTGCAGGGCGAGACCGGACCGATCGGTGAAGCCGACAAGATTTTGGCCGTTAATATGGCGGTCAAGGAGCACTCCCGGCACCGGCCGCGGATCGTGGTGGAAGATGAGGACGGGACTGGCGGATTTGATTATGCCGTTAGCGGCCTGGCATCCTGGTCGGACGGGTTTTCGGTGATCAGCCAGGTGGAATACCCGGTGGATGATACCGATGAGACGCCGGACATTCTCCAGGATGATGCCTGGATCATGTATGACAAGCCGGCCGGTAAATACCTGCGGTTTTTGGAAGATAAGCCGGCAACGGATGAGGATTTCCGGGTGACCTATACGGCCCTGCATATCTGCACGGATGCGAGCTGCACCATCAAAAGCGTGGATGATGAAGCGGTCCAGGTCCTGGCGGCATCCTATTTCTGCGACATGCTGGCTACTTATTACGCCCAATCGCAGGACAGCACGATCCAGGCCGACAGTGTAGATCATACCAGCAAGTCGCGCGATTATGCGGCGCGGGCCAAAAGCTACCGCAAATATTATTTCGACCACCTGGGCATCGAGGAAGGCAAAGCGCCGGCCGCATCAGTGACCAGGGATCAGGATACCATACCCAGTTGGCGCACGGACAGAATGACGCATCCTGGCAGGTACAGATAATGTTAAGGACCGGCTACGCCTGAAGGCTTCCGGCTTCGCAACGCTACGCCGAGACAAGACGCCGCGGCAAGGCAGGGAGCGGAGAGCAAATGCTTGAGCTTAAAGTAAAATTTGATTTCAGCGCGATGGATCGGCTGGCAAAAAAATTCCCGACTGCCGTCCGCGATGCCCAGGTGTCCAAAATCACCGAGGTGCTGATGCTTTTGGAGCGGGCCATCAAAAAAGAAACGCCATACGGGGCCGGACCGATCCACCTGCGCGACACCATCCACAGCAAGATCTCTGTGGCCGGCGAAAAAGTCGTTGGGGTCACGGGTACGCCGCTGCAGTATGGCGAGCCGGTGGAGATGGGCACAAAACCGCACTTTCCGCCGATTGGGCCGATTCAGTTCTGGGTAGAGCAAAAGCTACACATTGAAGGCAAAGAGGCTAGGGGTGTAGCGTTCCTGATTGCGCGGGCGATATCAAAGCGCGGCACCAAACCCCATAAGATGTTTATGACCGGGCTTGAGGAAAACGAGGCGATGGTAATACGGATTTTGCAGGAAATACCGGCTGATATCATACGGAGGATCAACCAGTGAGCCTGCCCCTTATACGAGAGCAAATAAAAGCTATTCTGTCCGGCGTTGCGGGCATCGGCATCGTCCATGATTACGAAAGATGGACTTCCGAGTGGTCGAAATTTCTTGATCTATACAAGGATTCAAGCGGCAAAATCAACGGCTGCACGATATCGCGGAAATCGACGGGCAGAAAAAAGATTATTATGGGCGGAGATTTTGATAAAAACCACACATTTGTCATTCATTTTATCATGGGGTTAAAGGACAGCGACGCGACGGGGATCATCTTCGACGCGCTCCTCGATGCCGCCGCCGCGGCATTTGAAAATAGTGGCGCCTTAAATGGCACATGTTTGACCTGCAGCCCGGGATGGGGTGAAATGGCGGGTACGGCCGGGTTGCAGATAGACGTTGTCGATATCCGCCTGTTCGGCAGTGTCTTATGCCATTACGCAGAATGCCGCCTGGGCGTTATGGAACGATAGAAATAAATAAAAAACGATAATTAAAAATTACAGGAGGGACAATGTCGAAAAAACTATTTTACGATGAAGGCCCGCTGATCATGACGTGCGGCGTCGCCGGGCAATTCAAGCTGGGCGTGCCGAAAGAGGTCCCGGATGACCTGGCGGAGATACTACTGCGCAAGGGTCGGCTGAAGGTTTACCCGCCGCTCGCCTCGGCGAAGCCTCCGGCGCAGCCTGGGCCGGCGGCGCCAGAGGCGATCAAGGACTATGACCGTCATTCCCCGCCGCAAGGGACGGCGGGAAATCCAGAAACAAGCCCGGCTTCGCTAAAGCTACGCCGTGGCAAGGAGGAATAAGCCATGTCTCAGCAATCAGGCGCTAATGCCGTATTGATCTTTGATACGGAGACGACGTATAAAACAACTCCCACTCCGGACGCGCATGTGCTGCCGTTTATCAGCGAATCGCTGCGGCTAAACCGCAACCTGATCTCGTCCAAAACGATCCGCTCCAACCGCAATCCCCAGGCCCCGGGGCGGGGCAATGTGGATGTCTCCGGCGATATCAATTTTGAGCTGACCCCGCAGTATGGCAAGCTCTTTAAGCACATCTTCGGCAACTACGGCGTTGCCGGCGCCGGCGCGCCCTATACACACACCTACAAGATCGGGACTTTGCCGGCCGGGATGTGCATTGAAAAGCAGTTCATGGATCTGGTCACGGACAAATACTTTCTATACAACGGCTGCAAGATCAACAGCTTCAAGCTGGCCGGCAAGCCCGAGGGCATGATCGACTGCTCGGTCTCGATCCTGGGGGCCAAGGAAACCATCGGTTTGTCCTCCTTCGATGCCACTGCCACCGACAACGGCCACACCGCCTTTGACGGCTTTGAGGGATCAGTGAAACGGGGCGGCAATCCCCTGGGGACGATCACCGAGATCGACCTGACCCTGGACAATGCCCTGGACGGCAACACCTACGTGCTCGACGGCACCGGGCAGCGTTACAGCCTGCCCGAAGGGACGGCCAAGGTCACCGGCAACGCCAAGATTCTTTTTGAAGACGACGTGCTCTACGCCCTGGCCCTGGCCCATACCGAAACAACCCTGGAGCTGCACTTCACCAAGGGCGCCGGCACCGGGGCTTCGGCCGGCAACGAGAAGCTGAGCTTCTATTTTGATGAGATGATCTTCAAGCCCCAGTCCCCCGTGATCTCCGGGCCGACGGGCCTTTTGGTGGAGCTGCCCTTTGAGAGTTTTTATAACGACGATGCGGACGCCTCGGCTCTGCGCATGGTGCTTTTAAGCCCGATTGCGACGTTCTAAACAGGCTGTAGCCTGTAGGCTGTAGGCTGGCGGGTTTTTCCCTCTCCCGCTGGGAGAGGGCCAGGGTGAGGGTAAAAGGAGAGAACGGCTATGAAAAAATATAATATCGGCGGCATAACTTATGTGCAGCGGCCGCTTGTTTTTGGGCAACTGCGCCAGCTCCTGGACATCTTAAAGGGCGTGGCTATCCCGACCAACACGGGCACCCTGGGGCTGATCAATGCGCTTGACAGCCATTTGCCGGCAGCCCTGGCGGTAGTACTGACTCCGGAGGGGTTCCCCCTGCGCGACAAGGATCTTGCGGCCCTTTCGGCCGAGATCGAATTTGCGATCACCCCGGAGCAGGCCATTGAGGTTGTCGAGGATTTTTTCGCCTGCAACCCGATACCCTTTCTGTTGGAGAGTATCGGGAACATGGTGAACCGCATCACGGCCCAGATCAATCTACGCTCGTCACGGCGGAGCATGCCGGAGCCGGGGGCAAATGGATCGACGAACTTGTCGTCATCCTGTGCGCCGGAGACATCACCCGGCGCGATGCCATCCTCTGGGGGTACGGATTAGAAGAATGCAAACCCTATCTGAAATACCAGGAACGGCAGATGCTTTTCCGGGAGGCGGTCATCCGTTTTCTGGTCGGAGAGACTGACGTTCAGAAAAAGAAGCGCCAGACAGACGATTTTTGCCGGGCCTGCAAAGCGGCCAAACGAGATAAGGACTGCCTGTCATGCAGCAAAAATATCGAGGTCAGGAAAGAAAGCGGGCTACCAGGTCAGAATTGAGGTAGATCAGCATGGGCGAGAACAAAGTACAGCTTGTCATCGAGGCCTATAATAAGACGAAAGATGCCTTTTCGGAGCTGGACAAGTCCATAAAAGGCATGGACGACTCCACCCGGAAGGCGTCCGGCACCGGCGTTTCCCTGCTCGACAAGCTGAAGGCAAGCTGGATGGGACTGTCCGCGGCGGCGGTGGCCGCATGGATGGTCATTCAAAAGGCGCTGGCAGATATCGGCCTCGGCGCAAAGGCCATGCAGGCGGAGGATGCCTTTAATAAAACGGCCGAGTCGATGAACGTAAGTGCGTCAAAGATGCTCGATGCCATGAAGGAGGCCTCCGTCGGAACCATCGACGAATCGCACCTCATGCAGAAAGCCCTCAAGGCGATGGCCCAGGATGTTGATCCGAACAAGATACCCGCGCTTTTCGAGGCCGCCCGCGTCGGCGCCGTAAAATCCGGGGATGATATCTCCGCGACCGCCGACATGATTATTGATGCTGTGGCCAACAATATGCCGCGGGCGCTCCGCAAGATGGGCCTCGTTTTCAAGGACGAGATGAACATCTTCAACAAGGCCGTCTCCGCAGGCTACGAAAACCTTAACCTACTTGATCTTGTCTTATATAACACGCAGATCCAGGCGGCGAAGATGGGCGTCGAGAGCTATAACGCCGCCATTAAAGTGCAGAAATTCAAGGCGGAAACGGAAGAGCTAAAAGAAAATCTCGGCAAGGGATTGTTCGTAATATTAGAAGCATTCATACGATTCTTACAAGGCATTGCCGGGGCTGCCTCCCAAGCGTACTCTGGTATATCTCGTGTGCTCCAGGCCAAAAGCGCTTTATCGGCCTGGTCGCTGGAAAAAATGGGCTATCCCCAGGAGGACGTGGACGCCCAGCGCGAAAAGGAAAAATTTTGGAAAGAACAGGCCGAGGTCGCGGATGCCGCGGGCAGAGATTTATATAAAAAATTCCTGGAACCCGATACCTCCGGTCAGGAGAAGACCCAGGCGCAGCTCGACGCGGCCGCTGCCGAAGCGGAAAAGAAAAAGGTAGAACTCCTGGCTCAGTGGAAACTTAAAGCCCAGGCCAAAGAGCTTTCCGACGCCCGCAAGACCGCCCTGGATGCCCAGCTCGAGGGCCTGCGGAAAGGACTTGAGCTGCAAAAGGAGGGCTACAAGCTCGAGGCGGCCCAAGCCGATGAAAAATATCAGTCCGGCCTGCAGAGCGAGGCTGCTTTTATCGCCGAGAAACAGCGCCTTGACAAGGCGGCGCTCGATGCCACAATAGCGGAGCTGAACAAGGAAAAACAGGCCACGGCATCTGCCTACCAAGACATGATAGCTCTGGCCGCCGGCAAGTCCACCGCAAAAATCGATCAGGACAAACTGTCCTCGGAAAAGAAAAAGGAAATCGCGCGGATCGATGGAGACATTGCCAAGGCCCAGGTCGATCTGCAGATACTTGCAAAAGAAAACGACATCGATGCCATTAAGCGTGCCAAGGAACTGTCCGCTGCTACCCGCGAGGGAAAGTTAAAGAACCTCGAGGCGGAGGCCGCACTTGCCAAGGAGATTAATCAGATCGAGGTGCAGCGCGGCCGTATGACCGCCGAGGAGGCGGCCTCCCGGGAGTACCAGTGGCACATCAGAATCCTGGAGGCCAAGCGGGAGAACCTGAAGCTGGATTTGCAAGCCGAGGGCAGCGAGGCACGCAGGGCAAATATCAGTGGCGAGATCGTCGTTATCGAGGGAGAGCTGGCTGAAAAGGCCATCGAAGCCGAAAAGAAGCGACGAGCCTATTTGACAAAGACCGCTATCGGGTCTGTCCAGCTATCCCTTGAGGATACCGGTCGGGACCTGATGAATTTGTTTCAGAATATAGACGGCATGGTCAAACGGACCTTCAGCAGCATGACCGATGCCCTGACTGAATTTGTCATGACCGGCAAGCTGAATTTCACCGATTTTGCCAACTCCGTGATCCGCGACCTGGTGCGGATCATGATCCAGCAGCAGGTCACCGGGCCGCTGGCCGCCAGTGCCGGCGGATTTTTGCGCAACTTATTCACAGGAGATGGCAGCATCAGCCCCGGTTATGAGGCATTTCACGGCGGCGGCATGGGCAATGAGCCCACATTTTACCGCATCATGCCGAATATGGGTCTGCTGCCCCGATACCATAAGGGCCTCGGTCCCGGCGAGAGAATGAGTATTACCACGGATGATGAAATGACCCTGACGCCGGGGCAGCAGAAACGGTTTTTTGAGCTGGCGCAAACAGCTACAGGCAAAGCGGCACAAGTAAGTAACAATGAAATCCATGTCCACCTGACCGTCAACGCGCTGGACTCACAGAGCGTTTCACAGCACCTGGCCAGGCACAAAACCGAGATCGTCGGCATGGTGCATCAGGCGTTTAACAAGATCGGCAAGAGAGGACCACTGGGTAAATGAGCGGTACGTTTCCATCATCGCCTGGATTCTCGAATTTGAAAATCACGAGCTTCCAGCCGACCCTTATATCTGTTTCGCATAGCCTGGTGCGGCAGGCGCGCTCGCGCGGAGGCGCCCAGCGCTGGGCGCTTGAAGCGGCCTATCCGCCGAATTTAAGCCGGGCCGAACTGGCGCCGGTTCTGGCCTTTGCCTTAAAGCAGTGCGGGCAATACGAAACGTTCACCCTGATTTTGCCGGCCCTCTGGGCCACGGCCCGGGGAATCGCCACAGGGACACCGCTGGTAAAGGGCGCGGGCCAGACGGGGCGAACCGTCAACACCGACGGCTGGACGGCCACACAAACAGGCATACTTCTGATGGGCGACTTTATCAAGTTCAACGGACAGGACAAGGTTTATATGGTCACGGCAGATGCCAACTCTGACGGATCGGGTAATGCAACCCTCACCATTGAGCCGGCGCTCATGGCATCCCCGGCCGATAACGAGCCGATTGTTGTTACAAATGTTCCGTTCAGCGTGGCCTTTGCCTCGGACGTGCAGGAATTTGCGCTCAGTTCGCCCGATCTGCATGACTACAAGGTATCGTTTATAGAGGTGTTCTGATGGCCGACCGAGGCGCATCCGCCGCCGTTATCACGGAATTAGGAAAATCGCAGAATCGGCCCTTTCACCTGGTCGAGGTGGTCTTTGACGTGACGCCGATTTACATCACCGACGCCTGGATGAACATTTCCCGGAACGGGCAAACCTACACCGCCCTGGGGCACTTTTTGGGTTTTTCCGACATCGAGGAGTCAAGCGAGCTGCAGGTGGCCAATCTCACCGCGCAGTTGTCCGGCGTGGATCAATCCGTGATCTCCGCAGTTTTAACGGAAAACTATATTGATCGCCCGCTGAGAATATACAAGGGTTTCCTGGACGGCAATATGGCGGTTATCGCGAATCCCGTTCTGATCTTTGAGGGCCGCATGGACAGCCCTGTAATTCAGGAAAACCCGGATGACGGATCTTGTGTCGTATCCGTATCGGCCACGAATGCCTGGGTTGATTTTGAACGGCTGTCCGGACGGCACACCAATCACGAAGAACAGCAAATTTTTTTCCCCGGCGACATGGGGTTTGAATTTGTGAGCGAGATCACGCAAGAGATTACATGGGGGCGGAAATAAATGGACATCACGCACGAAATCCGCCTCATGAACTTCATCGAGCAGAACCAGGGCCGCCCCTTTACCTGGGGTGAGTGCGACTGCAACACGTTCGTTCTAGACGTGGTCGATGCGGTTTTTGATATTGCCCTGGCCGCGAAAGTCAAAGGTAAGTATAAAAATGAATTGGGCGCTATCAGATTTCGGCAGCGCTGCGAGTGGGGCAGTTTCATCGAGCTACTTAAAGAGGCCGGGTTTGTCGGGGGCAAAAAGGGCTTTGAACAAGTGGGCGATATTCTGATCGTCGCAGATCCCGGTAAATGGGAGATGGCGCATATCTACCTGGGCAACAAGACCGTTACGGCTTTCCCGGATGAGGGCGTATTGCAGTTTCCGACGGCCATGCTGAAAGATAAACCCTATAGCGTATGGAGATATTCCCCATGCCGCCCGCAATAGTTGCAGTAGCGGCGGTGGCCGCGGCATACGGAGCAACAACTTTAGCCGTCGGAGCTGGCCTGGTTGTCGCCGGTTCTCTCGCAGCAACTGCGGTGTTCGTGGGAACTGCGATGGTTACATCTTTCGTCGGCAACTCCCTGATCGGCCAGAGCACCGCGCCGGACTACGCCGCGCCGGACTACGCTAAAGGGATTTTGCTGAACAAGGCCGGGAATACGGAGCCGATCCCTGTTGTATATGGCAGCCGTCGAGTCGGCGGATCTCGTGTTTTTATGGAAGTGTCCGGCGAATCAAATGAATATTTGCATATTGTGTTAACGCTATGTGAAGGCCCCATCTCCGCCATCAATACGGTCTATCTTAACAACATCGCTTCGACGGATGCCAAGTTTTCCGGCTATGTCGATGTTTACAAACACCTGGGGGCCGACGACCAGGCCGCCGATACTGCCCTTATGGCTGCCTGTCCGTCATGGACAGAGGCTCACAGGCTGAGAGGCGTCGCCTATCTGTATGTTTGCCTGAAATATGCTCAGGATGTATTTCCAAGCGGTTTGCCCACATTCACCGCTGATATTGACGGCAGGACGGTCTATGATCCGAGAGACGGCCTCATTAAGTTCACACAGAATCCGCCGCTGTGTATCCGGGATTATTTGACTAACACCCGCTATGGCCGGGGTATCCCGATCACGATGATCGACGATACAGCCGGCGGTGTAGCTGCGAATTATTCTGACGAGGATGTCACCGTCGGCGGCGTCACCCAGGACCGCTATACCTGTGACGGCGTGGTGAATATCGACGACAACGCCCTGTCAAACACTAACAAACTATTGACGTCCTGCCGGGGCATGCTCGTCTTTTCCGGCGGGCTTTACAAAAATATAATCGATAAGCCGGAGAGCGCCACTTCATTTGAGTTTACTGAGGACAATATCACCGGATCATGGACAATCTCGCTCGGGACAAAGAAAAATATGTTCAACCGCATCCGGGCCAGATTTTACAATCCCGACAGATCCTGGGCCGAGGATATTGCCCCGGTTGAGTCAGTGACACTCCGAGCCTTGGATAACGGGCTGATGCTTGAGACCCAAATCGAGCTGCCCTTTACGGCTGATGTTAATACGGCCAAACAGATCGCGACAATCAACCTCAATCAATCCCGTCAGCAGATTGTGTGTTCATTCACGGCGTTTATTGCGGGCATGCGCTGCGAGGTCGGCGACGTTGTTCCTATCACCCATTCCACGCCCGGATGGACGGCAAAGAAATTTCGCATCCTCAATATGGTGCTTAAAAATAACGATGAAGTCACCGTCACGGCCAGGGAATACGCCGATGCTGTGTATAATTTCGGGACGATCTCTGCATCCGACACGGCCCCAAACACTAATCTGCCGGATTTTACAACGGCCGTACCCCCCATAGACATTGAGACGGCCGAGGAATTTTACAATACGGGGAGTGATTTTCTGTCAAAGGTAATCCTGTCATGGAATCCGCCTCCGGATGCGTTTGTGGCCGAATACGATGTCGAATATAAATTATCGTCTGGGTCCGCCTGGACCCGCTGGATGACCACAAAAGCAAGATCTGCGATCATAACCAATCTGGCCTCGGGCCAGTATGATTTCCGCGTCCGATCTGTCAATACCATGATGGTGTCGTCGGCATGGGCGACGGTCAGCCGCTATATATTCGGCAAGCTAGCCCCTCCGGCGAGCATATCTGATATCTGGGCGGAGGCGGCACAGGGCGGCCTTAAACTCACCTGGACGCCCGTGACGGATATTGATCTCTCCCATTACAAGATCCGGTGGACGTCAGATCTCATATCCGGCGCATGGTCGAACTCTCTGGACGTCGGTATCGCAAAAACATCCACCATCACAATTCCGGTTGCCCGCGATGGTCGATATTTAGTCAAGGCTGTGGACACGTCCGGCAACGAGAGTGCGGCTGCAGTTGCAGTCGATACAACGATCCCGGCGGTCCTTGCATGGAATGTTAAAGAAACTCAGGTGCAAGAGCCGGTCTGGGCCGGGACATTAAACGGGATGGTGGTCGTCGATGGAAAGCTGGAGATGGATTCCGACATGTCGTTTGATGCCATCGCCGATTTCGATGCTGTGAGTAATGTTGATTATCAGGGGAGCGTTGCCGCGGCCGGGACATACGATACAGCCGCCATCGACCTGGGCAGCGTACAGACGGCCAGGTGTTCCATTGAAACGATGTTCCAGGTCAACAGCCTGGACGACGACTGGGACGATATATTGGACATCGATGCTGTGGACAATTGGGACGGAGTAGACAACACCAATGCCGGAGTGATCCCTCAAATAGCCCTGTCACAGGACGGCGCAGCCTGGGGATCATGGCAGAATTTCATTGCCGGCGATTATACGGCCCGCGCTTTCAAGGCCCGCTTGCAGTGCTATTCCACGGACAACAGAAGTCATGTTTCCATCAGCAATGCTGTGTTCATCGTTGATATGCCGGATCGCGAGGAATCCGCCGGCGACGTGACCTGCCCGGCCGGCGGCCTCTCGGTTGCGTTTGCCACGCCCTTTATGGCCATCCCCCGGATCGGCATCACGGCTCAGGGGCTTCAGACGGGCGACTATTATGCATTGACCAACAAATCGGTCAGCGGTTTTGATATCATTTTCAAAAATGCCGAAGGTTCCGGAGTGCAGCGGACCCTGGATTATTCAGCCAGAGGATACTAATCATAGGAGGATCAGCATGTCTCAGCATGATATGGAAATAACAAATGCCGATGCCAATACCGGCGTAACTATGCGGGCCGCCATCAACGCCGCCCTGCAAGCTCTGGTGTCTAACAATGCCGGCGCGACGGAACCAATTACCAAGTATGCTTATATGTGGTGGCCGGACACAACCACAGGCTTGCTCAAGATCCGTAATGCCGCTAACACCGCTTGGGTTGTTATAGGTCCTTTGACTGGTTTTATTTCCTTTGAGATATCGAACGGAATCCTACTGATAAAGGAGGACTAACATGATCGGATTTCCAAAACATCTGAATTCCCGGCAGGACTATGAAAATTGCCACCGGATGGCCCGGGGTGGCCTCCTGGAGCGCCAAAAGATGATCGACAGGTGGCAGGCCCTTATCGATGGTGCAAAGCAGTGGGTTTTTAAAGCGGTCGTAAGCGAATCATACAAGGCCGGGAAAAATGAAAAGGTCATGGCCGAACCGGATATGCAGGCAAACAAAATAAAATACACCTGCTTTGAGCTACTGGACAATCCTAACGCAGCAATCTATCAACTAGCTTATACCGTAACGACGGTCAACCAGAAAATCGCAGAGCTGGAGGTGTAATATGGCAAGCGGAGATAAATTTGTAATCGGCGCACAGGCTGCGGGCTTTTACTTCGCCTCCGGAAATATCGCAAAAGGTGCGGGCAATACCATCACTATTCCGGAAGGATTTGTGAATATCGGCGGGAATGGAAAGGGTTACGCCATTGCAGCCGCCGCGAATCTGGACCCCACCAATGTTGCCAACAGGGACAATTCCTTCACCTCCTTTGCGGTCGGCCAGCAGTATTACATCTATGCTTGCCAGGTGGCGGGCACAGCAATCGCGAAAATCGTCATCTCAATCAATTCTACATACCCCAACGGCTATTCGGCCTCGACCTCCCGCAAGATCGGCGGATTTCATTATGGCAATGTGCGTGCCGTCGATAGTAATAATTTCCCGATCAATGGATCAAGCGTTGTCTACGGATCGGGCTGGAAGGCGAACGTTGCCAACGGTATCGTTTGGAATAGCGTCTGGTGCCTCCAGAACAAGCCCAAATGTGATCCTACGGGGATGGTCAAGGTCGGGAACCTGTGGGTTGATATTTACCTGGTTGCCCAGGACG